TAATAATATAATTGTATTGATACTTTTTTTTGAACCAAATGGTCTGCCCGATATATTGCTTTGCGTTTTCAAGTTCGGATTTGAAACCAATATCATCTAAACTTTCGGTAAAGTTATTTCCGTAAACAATCTTTCCGCTATCTGTTTTTAAAACTATGCTTAAGATGCCATTATCATTTTTAACTGCGGTTATAATTGCAGATTTATTTACTAAATCCTTATACGGGACGGCTTCCCCAAAAGATACTTTTTTGTAAGTATAATCTTGATAACCCAACTCTCGCTGAATTTCTGATATTTTTGGTAGAAAAATAACCTCCTTTCCAACCCAATCATTATAGTTATCCTCTGCAAATACAGGAACTAAGAAAAATAAAAAGCACACCAATAAAAATAAATATTTTCTCAATTAAATCCCTCCTTAATGTTTTCTCAATATTCTAGAATTAATTGGAATTACCTTCTGTTACCATAAAAGTTTATATTAACTAATTTTGATAATGCAGTTTATTAAAAGTAGAGAGGGGTTTTTAAGCCCCTCTTTAACTCACAGCTGATTCTATTGGTTGTTTAACATATGGCGGCTTCTCCGGCCATACCGGATTATTAGGATCACAAGTCGCGGGAAAGTCCCTCAACTGTTGCCGGTAATTTAGCCACTGTACAACTATATCCGGGTCTAGTGGGGTATTGGGTAAGTCAACAAAATCAGATTCCTTAAGATAATAATCTCTAACCCATCGAATTCTGGTCATTGGATCGCGTAGATCGGGATTTCCACTCATAAAGATTTCTCCTTTCTGATGGGGTTTAAGCCCCTCTTTGTATTGGTTCCGATAGTTGATCGTCAATACTTTTGACAATGCTTTCTAAAGCACTTTCCAACCGTTGAAGGCACTCCATTTTTATGCTGTATGTATCGATAGATAAAGCCGTATACCAAATTCTATCAACAAAATCACGATAAATAAAATAACCAGGATAGATTCTAATTGAGTCCATCCACATCTCAATTTTCCGCTGTGCCTCTGTTTCATCGGTAACAGCGGTGATTTTATTTCTAAATCCCTTTGTTTTTACCAATAGATCAGCCAAGTTCCTTCTTGCCTCAGTAATACCACGTTGTAAAAGAACCGGTTTAAATAAGACCGCATTTTTAGGGATGTTTAAATTGATTTTATCTGTGAAATATTTCTCCGTAGTCTCTTTAAGGGTAATATGCAAAGCGTTTTTAATTCCTGCGCCGCCTTCTGTAGCGTTTATGAATACTCTTTCTTTTTTCTCTGCGGTAAAGTTATTGAGAAAATTAAAAGTATCCTGATAAGAAGGCACTGTTTTTACTTTTCTGCCGTCTATTGTTTCCATTTCAACATAAGAATCGGGGTTATCGTCGGCAGTATTTTCAAAATTATCAATATATCGCTGTTTTTCTATACAAAGATCCTGCCCTACGAAAACAATAGGATTACAACCAAAATAATAAGCTATATCAGTCGCAGAAACCGTAACAGTGCCACCGCTTTTAAAGTATTCATTTCCAAAATTTAAACAGTTAGTGAGATTTTTTACCATGCATCTTTCGGCCTCTAGTGGGATGAGAATTTTCCTGCCTTTATAACTGTAAACCAATTCAGAATTAGATGTTAAAGAATATAAAAGAATTGTCTTAGCCTCAATGGTGGCTCTGAATTCAGGTTTTATAACATATGGCAAACTATCCATTGCATCCAATCCAATCAATAAATGGGGTATAATATTAGCCTTAAGTAGAGCTTCAATTGCAGATCCACAAGCTAAAATGATTGCATTATCCTGGAATTGCTTCAATATATGGATATTTTTATCTAATGATGGGCCAGCCCCAACCAAAACTATAGGCTTATTTTTAAAAACGTCCCGAAATGATATTAATTCTTCTATGGATAAAAGATTACTATAAAAATTTCTTTGAGTTTGTAACCAATTCGGATGGAAAAAATAAGCACGATTAACTTCATAACTTTCTGACCATAGCTGATCAAACTTCTCTTCCTCCGGAAAATCCAGGCAAACATGCCAAGTTAAGCTTTTTCTTATACAATCACATATAATACTAAGTACCAATTCATAGATGCCGTTATTACAAAGGCTACTGACTTTTGGATGTTTATAATAACTTCCGACTAAATAAATATGAAAATGCGGTGGAAGGTCATTGCGTTTGAGAATTTCAGGGATTAAATTTGGGTTTGCCGTGATGAAAGCAACTCGACTTGGTTTTGGTTTATCCATAATTGCACCTCTTTAAAAATAATTCCCCGGCCTAGATTGACCGGGGGTTATTGTTATATTTTCTCATTCATCATAAACTATTTAATTTACTTTTAATATCAAGAAAGCTTACATAAGTACCTAAAACCTCCAAAGTATTAACGGTTTTTGGTTCTTTATCCGTTGTTAAAATCTTTTCCCGGCTTTGAATATGACCGCTCACGCTAACCAAACTACCCTTTTTAAGATGGGCTGCACAATCTTCCGCTACTCGCTCCATTGTAGTAATTTTAATTAGATCAGAGCATTTTTCTCCATGCTGATATCCTTTGGTCCGGGGAACAATTATTTTGAATTTGCAGAAGGTTCCATCGGGAAAATGTTTTAATTCTAAATCATGGGCAACATACCCTATTAAATTCACTTCATTCATCATCGTTTTTCATCTCCGTTTCATTTTTTATCAAGGAAAACCCCGGCTATTAAACCGGGGTCTCCATTTGTTTTAGGCTTTAAATTTCTTTTGATACTCCGCATATACTTGGGGGTTTTCTTTGTAAATCCGGGAAATCGCAGCTGCTTTTGTCAGCTTAGTATCAGATTTCATAAGATCGGCGGCCATAGAATCAACCCGCTTTTCAACCGGAGTCCGTTTGTCAATTTTTGCACTCGAAGTATTTTTATAATTCTCGCGATCAAAGGCAAGCTCTTTTTTATACTGTTCATAAATCGCTGGATTCTCGCGGTAATATTTTGCGATTGCCCCTTCTTTGGTCAGTGTAGGGTTGGCCGCCGTTGCTCTTTTTTCGACTAACTGAGCGGTATAGTTTCCGGTTTCAAGTGAATAATTTGAATCAGCAGATTTTTTGATTGGCACCGTTTCCGGTTTCGGGGTTTCCGCTTTTAAAACATCACCATCTGGTTTAACAGTGATAACAACTCTTTTTTTCTTAACCGGTTCTTCTCGTTTCATTAGTTCATCAAACGTTTTCATTATATAGCCTCCTCATCAAGTTTAGGTTTAGCAGGAACACCTATGTGTTTTATAAAATTAAAAGAGTCAGATAAATTCTTTTGACGCTCATATGTGGGAAGAAGCTCTTCATCGGCTATACAATCCGATAATTTTTCAGTCAATAAGTAAAACAATGAACGGTCAGGAAAAAACCACGGCGTAGGAACATTACACTTTCCACATAAGTCGCGAATATTGGAATGATGTTTAATTGCATCTTTCCAAATCAAATGCAATTCATCGACTTTACCGGCAAATTTTTTAAATAAGTCGTTTCCTTCCGCGATCTCTTTTTCAAGTTGGCTGATCAGCTCATATCGTTCAATATCAGCCAATTTGTTTTTGAATTTTTCCACATTACTAGCCGCTTTTTTAAGTCCGGTTTGGAGGTTTTCGACTAAGAAACGACATTCGGAAGTTATTTTATTCTCCCGGTCCAACTCTTCTTTTGCTTGGAGGTCATTTTCTAGGAGTGCCTTGTTAATAAGTTCTTCTTTGTTGGATTCATTCTTTTTGATAGTTTCCTTTGCTTCAGCCGCTGCGGCTTCTAACTCTGGAATTTTCTTTTCCCAAAGTTCAATATTAGCAATGGTTTCTTTTTTGAGTGTTTCAAGATCTAACTTTTTCAATTTGTATCAGCTCCATTTCGTTTTTTAATTTCCTCTTAGAATATCTTTGAAAGAGGTCTTTTCTTTTGATGGACTAATGCCGGATTTTGTTTTTGTAACTGGCACCGGTTCTTTTGGTTTCATTATGATTTTCACCTCCTTTAATACCCCATATCCCAATGATTCTGACGGTCAAGGCCTCTAGTAAGCATACTAGGATCTATATTGATAAATAAATCTTTCGTTTTTTTATCAACCATTTCAGCTAAGCCTGTAAGACAATCTTCAAAATCATCATGCTTTGACTTGCCTTCTCGCTGATAACTCACTAAGTGTTGATAAAATTCCGGCCATCGATTGTTCCAATTCTTCGGGAAGTAAATGTGATTACAAATAAAACCCGAAGCAGTTAAGATTCGGGCCTCTTTGTTGGCTGATTGATGAAACCATTCGATAATAACCTTTCTGGTTTTGTGCTTTTCCCAGATTATCCTTTCAACATTACGAGCAAACCCACGACCACCGGCATTAGATTCAATCTTAGCTTTTATAACTTCATTCTTAACAAGAAAGTCAGCGGTTTTAACTTCGCTTACTTCCATTGGTTCCTTAGTGTAATAAACATCAGTAATGAATAATTCCCCTTTATAAACCTTACCGGCAATTGTAACACAATGATCTGACCCGGTATCGGCTGTATCCGAATATGAAATGGTTTGAGTACAAAGACAATTCCCTAATTCATCTTTGGGCAAGTCGTTGTATTCTTTAAAGTCTGGATATAACCGGCCCTCTGCATTAACGGCATTTTGTAGATAATTGGCCTGAAAGATTAATGGGTCCATAGTGTTTCGGAGACGTTCAAGCCTTTTTCTACTCAATAACTCTTCACATAACATCGAATCGGTTTCCTCGTTATAAGCGGGAAGAGAGAGAACATACCAGTTTTCTGCATCGTCACTGTCAAGAATACGACCACATAAATCTTTTTTACACCATCTTGTCATACAAATAATTCTCTTTGCGCCTTCTTCAGCCCGGCTTAATAATGTACCCGTCCACCAACTCCAAACCTTATCCAAATATAGTTCGGAATTAGCTTCTTCAGCGTTCTTGATCGGGTCATCTACTTCAATTATTGAACCACCGCGCCCGGTAACACTTCCACAAATACCAGCTGATAGGAAGGAGAAAAATTGACCTTCTAGCGCGAACTTTTCAAACGATGCGTTACCCTGCTTGATCCTAACATCAGGGAATATGTCACTATAGACAGTCTCCGAAGGTAGATTCTTGGTTTCTGCTATGCCGTCTCGAGTGTACCGGCTGAAATCAGAAGCAACATTATCATTGTAACTAGCTGATATAACTCGCTCTTGAATGTTCTGACCAAATACCCACTGGTTAAATAGAATAAGCGTTCTGGATTTACCTAGACGCGGGGCCATGTTAATCATTAAGCAATCATAAGGGATTGCATTATCTTTCAATAACTGGCCTCTGTAAAATGATTCTAAGACAGTACAGAGCTGTTTTAAATGTGGCCTAGTATCTCTGTAGAACTTTGGATCAAGAGCTTGGCAGAATGACCAGAAGTTCTTTCTGGCCGCCCTGATTTTTAGTTCTCGTTCGATTAAATTGGGAGAAATTGAGTTCAAAATATCACCTTCTTTATGCAGTAAATTTGCAGTATTCATTTTGAAACCTTTATCAATATTGACTCTATATATCCTCCCTTCTGTGTTCAAGAAGGGACTATTCATTTTGACTGTTCATTTTGGAAGTTAATTCCAAATAAGTTTTTAATTCTTCATCAGTTAATAAACTTAATTTATGTTGCTGGTTCTCAGTGTCAGCATCAACGCCCCGGCTTAGTTCAATCTTTCCAGTAGGTTTATAAGTCCCATCTAATTCAGCGCAGAACTTAGCCGCTGCGGTATCACCAGTTAAGGCTTGCGCTATCTGAGCTTGAACGATTCCGGGCAGGTGATGCTTAATCGTTGGCCGCCAAATGCCATTCCATAATTCTTTGAAATTAGGATCATTCTTCATCCAGTAATAAAAGTTAGTACGTTCAACACCTGCGGCCTCACAGATAGCAGAGATTGACTTTCCAAATCCTGCTTCTTGTGCTGTTTCTAATAGGGCAGCCTGCTTTGGATTAGGCACCCAATCTGTTTGAATTTGTATATCCATTATTTAAATCAGCTCCTATCATTTTCCATTTATTTAATATCATCTGTTCCTTTATGAAACTAAATCAAGTTTGCCTTGACTATCCGGGAACTGTTGTTTCAAACCTTTTCGAATACACTTACAAACCAAATGCAAATCTAAAGCCCTACCATTGAGTTCTTGGAGGGCTTCGAGTGCTTCTGCTTCATCAGCTGCTATGTAATAACCTGGAGGATGTTTTGACCGGCTTAAAATTGGTACTTCACTAAGCCGCAATCTATGAACCATTTCCCGAAATAGTCGCTCATCGTGAATATCAAGGTCAGTCATAATTAAAGTTTTATTCCTGGCGTTTGCTCTACCTCTGCAATTTGCTTTTAGATAGTCAAGTATTTGCTGCTGAATCATTTTTGATCACCGTCCTTAAAGATAAAAGATAAAAGAACTGAACCCCTCCGGGATTCATAACAGATATTTACTTAAGTAATATGGGGTAGCATGGTGCTACAACCACCCTGTAGCATGGTGCTCATTATGATGAATTAATCTCTTTTTGTAGCATGGTGCTACATGGTATGTATTTGGGAATAGGGATTATTCGGGTAATTTCGCTTGCTATTCCATGCTGTTTTCCCTTTACGTAAAGTATCAATCCCGATTTTTGTAACCGTTCAAGAGAATCGTTCACCCTATTTCTAAAGACACCGCAAATATCAGATAACTCCCGATGAGAAACAAAGATAGTAGAACCGGGTTTAAATTCTCTTCGACGTTCAACCACCATTAAAGAAAGATAAGTCTTAATATCACTGTCGTATAAATTACTATTCAGCCAATGAGAAGTAAAATAAAAATAAGCCGCCTCAAAACTCTGGCCGCTTTTACCGGATATTTTTTTCTTAAATGAGCATGATTCCTTGATGCAAGCTTTATCCCAAAAACCGCTATTGCATCCACGAGATTTATTATCACGGCTTCGATATACTGCCCGGACAATTATCTCAACCTCTTTTAAGGTGAATGGTTGACCTGGAGGGGAAGTAATTGAATCCGGTAACTTAAAATAGTATTCTGTCATTCTAGTATAGGCCATATCTTCTGAATATCCCATTCGCCTATATTCGGCAGATAGAGCATGAAAGATTGAATTTCGCTCTCCTATAACCGGCAAAACTAAACCGTCAATATAGGCACTAAAACAGGGTTTAGGGTCTTGAATCTGATCATGTCGGGTAACTCGTTGCTGTGATTCTAAAACCTTTAATTCATCAGGCTTCTGTGATATAATAGTTTTAATCTTATCCACATTATATTTTTTTCACCACCTTACGCCCTGGTCGCTGCCGCTGCCGGGGTTTATTCTTTCAGCTTGCTTTTTGACATTTCAAATATTCCATAAGTGCTCCGAAAGCTACTTTTCGACGTCCGCAAACCATTACAGCGGGAAAAAGAGGATCTTTCATTAGACCCAAAGCAGTTGGGTGGGAAATCTCCAAAAACTCTGCAAGTGCAGTTGCATCAAGTAATTTCGTAGGACATTTCATTGCTTCTTTACTTTCCATATTTAAGGCCTCCTTTCATTTATTTAATATAAAAACCCGTTAATATCAGGTTATTTAT